AGCTAATGCAGCAGCAGCATAAGTAGATGCAGCACCAGTGTTTACAACGTTAGCTTCGCCGTTAGTACCAAGTACAAGGTATGTACCAGCAGCAGCATCCAAAGCAGCACCGTCAACAATGTCATCTCCACCAGCGAAGTCAATATTACAAGTACAACTTGCAGTAAAAGACTTCATGATTTCCGCACCGCCAGCAAGCATTACTGATTCAGCGGGGATTTCAAGTAGTTGAAAGATGTCACCATTAGCAATGGTAGCACCTGCAGCAATCATAGCATCAATATCTAAGATTGCTTCAATGGTTCGTACAGCATTACCAACTACTGTTGGAACAGCAAGAACGTTTGCCCCAACACCAGCAGTAGCACTGGAAGTCATATCAAAAGTAGCCATAGTTTATATCCCCCCTAAGCTGCGTTATAACGAGCAGTTACGATTGCTTCAGGACGAAGAATCTTCCTACCGTATAAATGCATACCACGAACAATGTCAGCAAAGCTGTCAGGGTCACGATATGTTTCTGTCTTGTTGATTTGCTCAGCAGTTGCTACAGCAGAATCATGGCCAGCTATGATAACACCAAAGTTAGTCAGCTGATTAGCTGTACCTGATGTACCTGATCCTGTGCCTAGTGCTGGCAAATTGGATGAGGAGTATACACGGAAGCCGTGGAAGTTGTTAAGGGACAAGCCATTACGCAACCCACCTGATTCACCAAAGTCAGCATTCATAAAGCGGGAATCTTCATCAGCGAGGATTTCCATGAATACTGGATCGACTACAAGCCATCTACCTTGTGAGTCTACCTGTTGCTGATCAAGCAAACGCTTCATGCGTGAGATAATCATAGCAGGAGAAACAGTAGCTGTTGGCAAGGAAGTAGCACCGGGCATACGTGCAGTCACAGGAATTGAGTGAGTGCCAGCAGAGGCAGTAGTGATGTTACCAAAGTCGCCTTTGTGAAGCTGCATAGAAGAAAGCAACTCATTAGCACCTGCAGTTGATACAGCCTTAGTACCATTAACAGCTGTGTTCAGAGCACTAGCTTTGCTGTGGTTAGCAGCTTGTGCGTAGCCAGCCATGTAGCCAAGAACTTCTTGGTCATGGTTGTCAGCCAGACGATAGGCAGCACGGTTTGTTGCAAGATCCATGAAATTGACGTGGCTGTGTGCCTCTTCAATATCGTCCATCTTAAAGGCAAAATAGTTAGCCTTATCAATGACTAAGGAAAAATCAGCATCCTCTAAATCTTGTGCTGTGACATTTGTACCACGTGCATACTGCGAGACAGAAATTTCAGGTTCTTTGATAATTTTTACGGTATCTCCCTGACTGGCGATTTCTCCCATGTAGTCGGAGTTAGTAATGTCGCCAGCTACTGTGCTCTTGCGGAAAGCAAGCTGTACTTTTTTAGAATAGATTACGGGGCTAAAGTTACCATTTGGTAAATTGCCGTAACCTGTTGCGGTTGTAAAAGCCATGGGATAAATCCTCCATTAGGTGTTTGGCTTATGATTAATAAGCTAAACTAACCGGATAAGAGGCTAAATGTTTTAGGGTGCATATAAGTGTGAGTCATAAGGATCAGTTATGCAACTCAGGTTATACGGGCCTATACTTATTTAGGTGGGTCTTATATAATTGGTGTGTTTAGACTTAGCGAGGTAGTGTTGTCTTAAGTGCAAGGTAGTCTTTCTTACGAGAGGCTTACACTTAATGTAGAGACACCTATAGTTATACTAGGTACACTATAGATGTCAATGCCTTATTTACTATTATCGTGCTCCGCCTGTCATATCGTAGTCAAACTTTCCAGAACGGATTGCTTCCATAATAGCATCTGATTGTTTATCATACTGAGCAGCAGTCATCTTATGTACTTGCGACTCAGAGAAGTTACCAGAAGAATCACTTTGATCTGGCCTAGTTGTACGCTTAGTTACAACAGCAGAGGCTGCAGACTTGGATGTCTTCTTTCTAGTTTTAGTATCTAAACCTTTGTCTACTTTGTATAAATCAATTACACGAGTAACAGAGGCAGGGTCTTCAGCATTCTCATATAGAGCATTCTGTACCCACTTAGGTTGTTCTCCTGCCCAGTCATGGAAGCCATCACTAGAACGTAATTCATCAAAGTCAGGGTGCATAGCCCTAATCTCTTCTTCCATCCTATTGCGGTCAGACTCAGCACTAATGCGGTCAATCTCTTGTAAGCGACTTTCTGCACCAGAAAACTTCTCTTGTGCTTTCTTCTCTGCAATACGTTCTACAATAGCAGCTACATCAGGATACTCACGTGACCATGCTTCTATGTCTTCATCAGACTTAGGAGGGCGAATGTCGCCACGCTCTTGTGCATTATCTAGCTGAGCCTTGATAGCCTTAAGCTCTTCAGCTTGTTTGTTCTGGTGGCTACGTAAGTCACTGTAACGTTTCTTGTAGGTCTTCTCTTCACTTGAGAGTTTCTCATCACCTTCTTCAGCGTCCTTAGACTTAGCAGCTATGGGAAGATCTTCTTCTTCTTCCTCACCCATCAATTCTTTAAGCTCTTCTTCCTGCTCTTGGATGCGGCGCTTGTTTGCGTTACTGAAATTAGGATCAACGAATCCTGCTGAGCGTGGAGTTTCCACTGCTTGTAGTTCTGCCATAGTAGTTCCTTTATGTGGGGCCAGCCTTAGCTGGGTAGCCTTATTGTTGTTGTCGGAGTAGTATAGTTATTTCTTCTTAATCATCAAGCCGCCAGCATTAAAGCCACCGCCACCACCGGACGCTTGATTTTTAAGTTTTTCCTTTATAGTTTCATTTGCTGCCTTAGTCTTATTATAGTTGGTAGACCCTTTAGCACCTGATTTTGCTATTACTGATTTAGCAGATGCTTGATCTGAAATTAATGCAGCAGCAGCTTTATCTTGTTTATCTTTTTTACTTATTCTTTCAGCTGCAATGTTTGAAGAGTTTCCTCCTCCTCCACTTGAAACTGTTGCAGTAGAAGTAGTAACAGGATCAGTCTTTTTAGGTGTAGTAGTCGCTTTATTAGACCAATGATTGGGGTCATTTGCTACTAAGGATGCACGGGCGTCATCCGTTGGATCATTCTTAAGAAAGAAAGATGCAAGGCCAGATGGCGTTTCGCCGAAACGGTCATCCTTATATTTTTCTGCTGCTGCTACCAATTCAGCATGTTTCTCAGCGGAGATTGTGCCTTTTAAAAGATTTATGTTAGTTTGATATTCAGTATATTGGGCTGCTTGAAAAGCTTGTCCGAAAGGTGCATTGCCAATTGTGGAACTTATAATGCCTTGTTTTTTATTTAATATCTCTAGAGTTTTAGAAGCCAACACATCTGGATCTGAATAATCATACTTCCCCATCCAAGCATTAGGGTCAGCTTCTGGCTCTTCAGGTTTGTCTCTATCCCCTCCTCCTTGACCACGTATAACAGCATTAGCCGCATCTGCAGCAGCCTGCGATGAGTGTGGGTTACCATTTATATCATAAAATATTTGAGGAGCGCCAAGTCCAGTAGGTGCTACTGGTGCGGGAGTAACAGGGGCAGGGACACTGCCAGCTGGAACAGTTGGTCCAAATGAAGAGTAGCCTAAGCCATACTGAAAGGGATTAAAATTAGTATCCGCACTTGGTTTACTAACACCAGTACCCATACCTGTACTAAACCCTACAGGTGTTGAACCCGTTGTTCCCGGTGCTCCTTCGCTGTGGTTAAGCCCTCCGTGAGAAAATGCAACTGGCTGTGTATTAGCTTGTTGCATCTCAGCAGGTTTCATATCAGCCTTAGTAGTATTTACTGTTACACCACGCTTAGATAACTCACCTAACAAGGCAGGATTATTTTGTGCAGCATTCATTACTTTATCAATGATAGAGTCAATACGAGTAGGGTCACTGTACAAAGATTGTGTCATTCCTCCCTCAGCAAAACCAACAGCCATTCCTTTAGAGTTTATGCGTTCATTTACTAGAGGGTCATTTAAAGCAGTAAATGCTACCTTATCCATCAGCCCACCCTTAGCAAGAGCATTAGCAGGAATCTCCCCGCCGCCCAAGGCTTGCTCAAGCATAGCTATGTCATCCTCACTAATACCCATAGCAGCCGGGTCCATAGGAGCATCTCCTACAGGCTCACCACCAATGCGACCAGCAGCGTCCATTCCAGCTAAGCCCATCTTAGCTTCTGCTCTTAGGTCTTCAAAGAATTTAACACCATGAAAACGTAGTACGTCAGCAGGAACAACGTACTCACCTTCACTTAAATTAACATCAATATCGTCACGTACTTCTACAGGTAGAGAACCCGGAGGAACTTCATTACCAGACACAGGGTCAACTCGTGGCGCTGGGCTACTTAAGGCCATTTCCATCTGATCATTGATTGCCATTAACTTCATCCCTCAAATATTTAAGCTTACGTAACACTGCTGCTTCACCCTGACATCTAAACATATCATCTGTCTTTGTGACTTGTTCCATCTTCTTGTGTACCTGTAGTATCTTACTATCTAGCATTTCGCAGAACTCATCCCACAAAGCCTTGTCGTTTACTAACTTCTGTAGTTTCATCTGGACATCAAACCTTTAACTAAGCCACCTTTGTTAAAGCGTAGTTTACTTGTTTTAGGATCTAACTTCAAGTCTTTAATGTTAAGAGACTTACCTTTTAGTATTACAAAATCTTCTGCGTCTGCTTTAGCTACTTTTTTAGCTATATCACCACGAGGAAATCTTTCTGCCATTACTCTATTTTCTGCAGCTTCTATATAAGCTTCCGTCTGGGCATTGTCGTCCCAATCTGGTGCTGCTTTTCTATACTTTAAATCTTTAGTTCCTACTTTAATTTGATTGCCAAGCTCAGCTTGCAATTGCTTTAAAGCTTTATCAAAAGCTACTACATATGTATTGTGAAAGCCTGAGCCTTTAGTGATAGCTTTTCTATAGGAATTACCTCCAGTTGCAAATCTTTTTTCTGCTAACTTCTCTATAGGAGGAAGAACAATCTCATCAATACCCTTAGCCTTAGCATCTGCAATAACAGACTGTAGTAGTACTCGTACCGAATCAGTTAGACTTGTAAGAGGTGTATCTTTTTTATTTACAATAGCTTTCGTGCCACCTATAAAAAACTTTGCTGCGCGCATTATAGAATCAAGAAGTTTTTCTTTTTCTTTAAAATCATATATTGCATTATCCGCTGACATATTATTAAACATTTGCTTTAAAGCCTTAAGTGGCTGTCCGGGTATCAATAGGTTGTTAGCCATATTATAACCTCTATCTTTAAATATTTTTGTAAGAGATTCAAAAGCTTTTTCTTCAGAAAGGTTTTTATTTGAAACTAAAGGAATGAAATCATTCATAACAAAATCTTTATAGTCTTCAATTACTTTTTCAGATGATTGAAACTGTGGTTTAAAAGCAATATCTTCCATGTCACTATCAAAATCTTTTGTAAAATCGTCTAAAAGTTTCTTAGCATCCTTAGTGGGATTCTTTGACATGTTTTGTATTGCATCAGACTGAAGCTCTTCAATGAGAATGTAACTTTTAATATCTTTTTTCATTACATCTTCACTAGAGGCAGGTTTCTTTCTCAAGCTATAACGTGTATGAGCTAAGTTAGAAGTACCGTAGTGAGTCACTAATCCTAAGTCTTTACCTCTAACGTCTACACCAATTTCTTCATACCCTACTTCGCTATCTATTAGATCAAACTGCCTTTGCGTACCTCTTTCTTTTGTACCCTTTCGTAAGGCACTAATTTCCATAGGCTCCAGCATAGACTCTTCAAGTGCCTTACCCCTTGTGTAACGTTCCTCAGGATCTAATTTAAAATCACGGAACTCCATCTCACCTTTAGATACCTTAGGTGCCCTCTTACGAACAAAGGCTTCAATGTTCTCTCCCTTAGTACCTCTAGCCTCACTAATACTAGCATTCTCAATAGCAGACTCTAGAGGACTATAAAACTCAGCTATAGTAGGCGTATCAGGGTTTGATACATCTGCAAGAGCTTCATCTGTCTGCTTGAACATAGGATTAAACTTAGGGTTATCTGTGATACCCAGCATAGAGCTTAGCTCTTTAGCTATGATCCTACTTAGTCCAGCCATTACTGTACGTTCCCACTAAAGCCTTGCTCTCCGGGCGCTGCAGCAGCACCAATGCCAATGTTACCACCACCCCCACCTGTCATGTCTTGTGGGCCTGTAGGACCTGCTCCTTGGAGCGGAGGGGCACCTGCTGGTGGAGCACCCTCTGGTCCTGCTGGAGGAGCACCGGGAACAGCTGGGGCAGGAGGAGCTTGGAAGCCCTTAAGTATCTCTGCCTGTACTGCTGCGTCTTGAATAGAGTTAGTTACTTTGTCAGGATCAAGATCCATGCTAACTGCAATCTCACGTATGATGTAATCCATCTTAGCAAACGGTGCCAGTGTTGGGTTCTGTGCAACCTGCAAGAACTGCATCAAACGTTGGCTACGTACTTCGTTAGCCATCAGAGACTCAGTACCTTGAGCTTTGACTTCTAAGTCACCCTTGATCTCTGGGTCATAGTCAAACTGCATGTTAAAGCTAAAGAAAGCTTTGCCTAGTGGGTTGAGTAAGTAGTCATCTACGTTCTTAATGACAGTACGAATAGATCCGTTAGCTGCTGACATAAGCATAGAGATACCAGAAGCTGTACGTCCTACGCCTGACACACCTGTCTGACCGTGTGCAAAGCTAGGGAAGCCTGTTGATTCGTCTGCAAGTACTCGTGCCTTGTCAAACAACTGCATGTTCTCACCAGCTACGTTAGGAAAAGATGTACCGAAGATGGCTTGTCCGGGTGCACCCCCTTGGCGTCTAAAGACTTTGCCGGGGTATACTGAGAGGTCTTGGCCCGGCACTAAGTTAGTCTCATCAACCTCAATCAACAAGTTACCAGAAAGCACAGCATTGTCAACAGCCATACGCATAAAGCCATTCATCAACGTCTGT